ACGAGATGCACCCCAAGGCTGTTTATACCTGTGAACGGCATAAGCACAGTGCCGTAGCTCATGCCAATAATAAACTGATGCATCTCCCAATCAGGGCGGTTGTAGAACTCTAGGTTCGACACAATAGCGTCTTTCTCCCCGCGCTCTATAAACGCTTCTAACATACCTCCAGTTTTTGCAGAGGGTGGGTTGTACCGAATATCGTTGCCGGTAATTAGTTTATCCCCCAGAACAAACTCTTCCATAATATCATCGTCCACCCAACCAAATTGCCGGTGCGCTTCATCTGCTGTATTTGTTGCTTGCAATTCTTCAATCCAACGCTGTGTATATGCCATCAATGCCTCCAATGGTTTTATGCCAAACACAGCTACGCCGTGCATGGACATATTTTTGCGGAACTCATCGCGGGAAGTTACGGATGTTAGCGGCACGGTAAACTCTCGCACCCCATCCCTTGGGAGATGCAGGCAGAACGCGATTACCTCACCCAACTCTGCATCACGTAGTCGTCGTGTAACGTACAGATCGTTCTGGTACACAACAATTTCTTCGGGGTCGCCTTCTTTATTTACGGTGCGTAAATATACCCCGCCTGTCTCACCCCTAAAGTACGGACGGGGGAACACAGGTATACTAAAAGTTTTCTCTACGGGGCCACCCAACATGCTCTTGGCTTTGACCTCTACGGGGCCGCTCGCTTCTTTTATCTTCTGCCCTAGCGTTATCGGAGACTTTATCTTGCCTTTGAACGGGCACTCGCCACACACATTGGGATTAAGCTCGTCAAACTTCTGGCATGTGTACGGGCCTTTAATCTCAGACAACTTGCGCTGCATCTCGTCGTGATCGTATCCTTGGTGCTGCTCGGATATCTTTACCGCTGCAACGGCGGCGTCCTTGCAGAACTTTGCGATAGACAGCCCCGCTCTCCACAACGGCTCGCTGATGGTGTTCTGGTTCTCCCACACGTTCTTTAGCTGCGCACAGCCTCGACCGTTCAAAGTCTTAGACACGATGGACTTGAACACGCTCTCTTTGTTTGCAGCCAAAGCTTCTTGCAGTGCGTCTGGCCCTAAATCTATCTGCGTGTTTACGGGTTTTAACTCCGCACCCAACGACTGCATAAACGCCGAAAGCTCCACAGGCACGGGTTCTGTCACACCTATGCGCTCTACTGGTAGCGGGGGATCGCCTTTATAGTTATGGGTGTTAGGCGGTCGCAATATGCGAGCCGCGTCTGCGGTTACAGCAGGGTCTGCCAACAGCCCACGCTCTGCGCAAACTTTCTTTAGCCGTTCCGCAACAGTTAGCCACTCGGCTAACGGCGCAGGTTTTGTCAGGGGCCAGTACACATGTACTCCTCGCCCTGAGTTTATTAACATCGGCTTAGGTAAGTTTAGCTCCCCTACAAATTTTCGTAGGGCCTGCACCGCCTGCTGCTGGTCGGGATACTCCTTGCTTGGGCCACAATCTAAATCCAAGAACAAAGATTTAAGAGATGCTACGTTCTCTTTCTTGCGGCTACCTGCTTCTCGTAGTGTACCCAAACCAAAATACACGTCAAAACCGTCTGCATCGAAATGATCTGCGGCTTTGGCAACAGCTTCTAGGCTATCGTAAAACTTCTGTACCCGTTTATCAGTAGCTGCATTTGCTGCAAATACGCAGTAACACCCACCATCTCCTAGCACAGAGCGTAAAAATTCTATCGTTTTCATTATGCTGCTCTCCATTTAACATCGTGGCGGGGGTTGGACCTGCCCCGCCACGATATGACCCTAGACGATTAGTCCCACTCGTCTAAGATCGACCCTAAGTCTGTCGCAGGTGCGGGAGCAGCCGCCGCCTTCTTACTGACCTTCTTGGGTTCCGGTGTTTCCTCTGGCAGCTCTTCTGGCTGTATATCCGCAGAGGAAACTAAGTCTTCAAAAGGTGATGCCGTGTTCTCTTCCACGGAAAAACCTTCTTCTACGTCAAACGGAGAATATGATTTACGTTCTTCAAGCTTTGTAACTTGCACTGCTTTCAGCCGTAAAGACACCCCGTGATCTCGCATGGAGTAGGGCACAAATACTACGCTAAGATTTACACGACTACCCGATGTCAGTTCAAAACCATCAGGTAGCGGTTTGTTTTTAGCGTCTACTTGCAAAGGAGGAGAAGTTATCTCACCCCCGTAAGACCCCTTTAAGACAGCCTTACCAACATACATACCATTGTCATCTTTCTTAAATACGTCAGATGCTTTTGGTAATTTATCGGGCCAGTTTTTTTCTTTGGCTGCTCTAGCTTTATATGCCTCAGACATAGCGCCATACAATTCTTTGGCTTGATCTTCTGTCATAGTGAAAGAAGTCTCAAACTTTGCGCCTTCTGCATCAGGTTTGCAAGGCATTGTTCTGCCCCTATCCCCCGCAGACGGATCGTATTTATACGTCTGATTAAGGCGCGGGTATAGAGCGGTCACATCTCTTACGATGTGCGAAGTAGCATTATTAGCCATAGGTGTTCTCCAATTTATATTGAAACCCGTCTACTTCTGTAAACGGAGATGTTGCCATAACAGGTTCGTGTGACACTGCTACAGTTTGAAGTGCAGCGATGCTTGCGGCATCACTACGTTTTAATTTTAAAGCTACCTCTAATTCTGTATCTGTAAGAGGCTTTATAGCTTTAAAATATACTTTTGGCACCGCGCTAGTCTCGTCGAAATATAGCCGCGTTACTACGGACATAGTGTGTGTCCTGCGGGTGCTTAAAAACTTTGCATATGCTTGTAACCCCATATGCCCTTTCTTTACTCCACCAAATATGGATGAAGCGGGGAGTTGCAGATGATACACTTGCTGCATGTCATCTACTAGCCCTACGGCAAGTCTTTGAGCAAACTTACATGCGCGACTGTCCATCTTTCCAGAACCTCTAATGTTCTGTGTGCAGTCCATGCACCGCGATGCTTGCTTCCTTGCTTCGGGCACTTCTACTGCCGGTAACTGCGTATCCGCAGACCAACAGGTAGGGTAAGAAGGTTTGCTACGATCATATTCGTCTGCGTAATATGCTCTAGATATCTTTGCAGCGTTTATGATCACGATATCTAAAAAACCTTCTTCGCCTAACGGCATCCTATCCCCGCCCATTAACCCTTGAAAGCGCCCCCCGCGTATACTTATGCGGTGAGTATTACCCTCAAAGTCACTCATCAGAGGCCTCTTGCAAGGGGAGTTCCATTTGTTCGGGTTTGCTGCTGCTTGTCAACTCTTTTTCGATAGCAGGGATATTATAGCGGTATGTTGTACCGCCCCGAATGTAATGGTCACGCGGTATGTGACCCTCCTTCACCCATTTTCTAATGGTGTGAATTGATACGCCAAAGTATTCGGCGGTTTTATTAACATCAGAATAAACGGTATCCGTCATTTTTTCCTCACTGAAATTGCATACTCGCTATCCACATTAAGCTCTTTGGGTAGCACATCAGGATGCTCCTCTAAAAACTGCCGCATGTGGGTTTGGTTAAGCCGCTTCTCCAACAACTCTGGCACCTGATGCTCCATGATAAAGTGGTGCATCTGCTCCCAGTCATTTGTCCAATACCGCTGCTTAACGGTTCGATAGAACAACCCTTCTGTTGTCCTAACACTCTCTACGCTATGTTCTTCGCAATGCTCCAACAAGGCGCGCTTGATAGTATTCATCTTATCAGCGAGCTTTGCGTCTTCATCTTTGAAGTTAGCCGACAACTCCGCACGTTTTTCGCGTATCTTAATGTACGCTTTCGTAAGCTTCTCTACAGGAACTTGCATAAAACTCTCCAAACTTAGTTATACATGGCATATAGTTAGTAAACATAAGCTAGTCAAGCACTTCTTTATACAAATCAATAATCTCTGTATGCGTACTTATCTTGTCATCCAACAACTTGTACACGCGGTTCTCAACAAACGAACCCGCAAGCTGTATCACTGTGCATTTATGCTTCTGCCCCGATCTGTGGACCCTAGCATTTGCTTGTGCGTAGGTTTCCAACGAGGGTGTCGGCCCCCACCACACAACAGTATTTGCTGCTGTAAGTGTAACCCCGTGTGCTGCGGCTTGGGGTTGTATAAGCAATACCTTGGGATCTTTCTCGCTTTGGAACTGCGAGAATATCTCAGTGCGTTTATGCGCAGCTACATCTCCCCGTATGATAGCGGACGTTATGCCGTCTTTAGTTAGCTTATCGGCTAACAAGTCTATGGTGTGTCGGAACGGGATAAACACAAGCACTTTCTGCGAGCATTCGTCTATTACTTCTTTTAACACCTTGTACCTGTTAGAGATATCGAACTGCACGGTGTCGCCTTCGTCGGTGTATATAGCCCCTGCCGATATCTGTAGCAGTTTGTTTAGGTTCACCGCAGCATTCACCGCTGTCACACTCTCACCGGCAACTTGCATGACCATACGCTTACGCAACAGGTCGTAAAATGTTTGCTGCTGTTTGGTCATCTCTACCCTGCGCTTGGTGTACACCATGTCGGGCAAGTCTAAGCATTCGTCTTTGGTGAAGCGTATCGCTGGCTGAAGCGCACGGAAAACCGTACTCTTGGCGTTCTCTTTCGGCGTCCACTTAAACTGAGTAACCTTTACCATGATCTGATCACGGAACGAACTAAAGAAACTAGGCACACTCTGCGGGTTCACTAGCTTGGCAAGGCCGTAGGCATCTAGTGGCGACTGCGCAGCAGGAGTACCTGTCATAAGCCACAGCCATGTATCATCTTTGACAAGCTTCTTGAGCGTTTTCCACCGCTTGGTCTGCGCGTTCTTGTAGTGCGTTGCCTCGTCTATGATGATTAGGTCAAACCCACCCTTGGCGATAGCATCTGCCACAACCTCAACACCGTCATAGTTTATAATGACGAAATCGGCCCCGCTGTTTATTATCTTTTTGCGCTTTTCTTTCGCGCCATGCGCAACGTCCACGGTTCGGTGCATAGCAAAGGTAAACAAATCCTCCCGCCATGCGCTGTCCATGATAGATAAAGGACACACAACAAGAACTCGTCGTATAATACCTTGCTTCATCAAGAAGTCTGCGGCCCATATCGCACTGGCTGTTTTGCCTGTGCCTTGTTCGTTGAAGCAGAAGCCCCGCTTGTTCATGGTAAGAAACGCCGCCGTGTCCTTCTGGTGTTGGTAGGGTTTGTACTTACCCACCCACGAATAGCGTTTCTCAATCGGTGAAGGCACCTTTATATTCAATGCTTTCAGCTTATGGGCCTCGTCGATACCCCAATTCACGACGACTTCATTCATCGACAACTCCTTACTCTTCGCAATCACTGTTGTGATTTGCTTCGGGTTAGGCAGCGTAAGCAGGATGGCTTTATCCTGTACAATCTGCATGTTATTCTCCAATTACTTCTTGCGCTTTCCACGGCTTAACGCACCGCCAGCGGCTCTATTTTTCTTGCGGCTTTGTACTTTTACACCGTCTTTATTTTTGCCACCCTT